CTTACTGGCATTTTTCTTTCCTATATCATAAAAATAATTATTACTTTTCATCCCCATCTTTCTGTTATATATGGTCATTAATGAAAGTGTGTTCCTTGTTAGTCCATAATAAGAATTAGCATTAAAGATTATCTCTGAATCCACTGAGTAATTATCCATCCTGTTCTTGTCCTCTTTCTCTTGCATACTCCCTAACCTCAGGATGTATAACATCAATATATTTTACTAATCTTGGGTCATGTTTAACGGCCATCATTTGTACGTCTTTATCAGGATTATTAATAAAAGCAATATTACTCATGTCATTTTCCAACACTTTTAACTGAACTTTTTTAGTAGGATTCTTAATATGTTCTATAGCGTATCCATTTTTCTTGACAGCCTCTAATTGTAACTTTTCAGATGGGTTTTTTATTCAACCAATAACAGNAGAATTNTTNTTNACNGCNGCTATCTGTACCCTTTCACTTGGTTTTTTAATAAACCTCAANATAGCACCTTCTTTTTCAACAGCCGCTAATTGTACCTTTTCACTTGGATTCTTTATTTCTCTAATAGCCTCTGGTTCAGCATTAACAGCTATTAATTGCATTTCTTCTGTGGGGTTCTTTATTTCTCCTATTAAAAACCCATTTCCTTTCATTGCCTGTAATACTACCTTTTCAGTAGGGTTGCTAATTCTGTAATAAGCATCAGAATTTTTCTTAACGGCCTCCAACTGCACTTCTTCACTTGGATTGTCTATATATTGAATAACATTAGGATTTTTTCTTACAGCTGTTAGTTGTAACTCTTTACTTGGATTATCTATATGTTTTATATAATTTGGTTGTTGTTTTAACACTTCCCTTTTGACCGCTTCACTAGGATTTTTAATTTCTGTATAAACCATATAACTTTTCTTAATTGCCGCTATTTGAGCCTCACTTGATGGATTTTCTAAAACACCTATTAAAAACGGGTCTACTTCTACAGCCATTCTTTGTAATTCTTTACTTGGATTTTTTATGTCTTTTATTAGGGCAGGATCAACACTTAAAGCCATTTTTCACTGTTCCTCAGTAGGATTATCCATTTTTAATATTTTTTCTGGGTCATTCATTAACTCAATCTGGTCTTGTGTCCTTGCATCAATATTTATTTCAAGATCTTCCACATAAGCATCAGATGTTATGTCATATAAATCTCCAACTGATGGAGTTTTACCTTGAGCACTATCCACTATCTTTTGTGCCTGGGCTCTAAACGCATCAGAAGCACCACCATAAACTTTATCAGCCTTTCAATGTAATTTACCAGTGAATCTACCTTCATAGGGTTTGAACAGGACTCTCGCAGTAGGACTTTCAAGTGTATATTCATCACCTGGTTTTACCAAGTAAGCAATGAACACTCCTGATGATGCACCGGCACCAACTTTACTTTTATATCCACCACCCTTCAAATCCATACAGCTTGTTCACCCCACTTCTGTACTTTGAGAAGCAATTGCTCTAAGGTCGTAAGTAAACACAATTTTCTTATTAGTGTTTTTTTCCATATATAGACCTGATGTGTATAATTTACCATTTCTAATAATGTCAATGGATTCCAACGCTTGAATAAAATTTAACTGCCTTTGTATTTCATCTATCCCTTTCTTTTCATATTGGTCCTTTAATCTTTTCTTAGATTGTGGAGTAGACCTATTAGCCATTGACACCAATATATCATAGATAGATTTCTTTTTACCATTCTTCATAACAAATCCAGTTTTATACAATCCTATATTAAAGTTATACCCAAAAGTTAATAAAACATCTGCTAACTGGGAATCCTTGGTAGTTCATTCCTCTGGTCTATCTTTACCAGTATAATCAAAGATAAGCGTTCTTTTTGGCTTGCCTTTATTTAACTTAGCAAACAGGTCTGTTACTTGAGTAATAATTTTCCTGTACTTATTAGCATCAAAGGACTTATAAAACTCAATGTTATATTGGGATTTTCATGCTTCCTTGGAAATTATCTCATTTAAGTATAATTCCAGTTTTTCATTTATTTCCATTTCTACTCTCCATTTTTAGTAACCATTAATTTCTTTCTCTTTCTTAATAAAATCAGATATATGAGACTCAATTTTCCTTATATCCTCTAAACCATTAATTTTTTTATACAATTTCTCCAATCTTAATGCGGCCTCTTCCGTTTCATAAATAGTTACCACACTGTTAACAGTGCCAACATCTTTGAATTTTTGATAAATTTTATGTTTAATTCCCCAAGAGGGTATGCGCATCATCACCATTCTATATAAAATAATGTACAGGTCATTTCCTAATGGTATTTTCCATGAATCTTTTCCAATATTTTGAGCACCTAGCTTCCTTTCTAAAAAGGTAGTCATATCCCTTTTGGAGAATTTTCTCTTACTGGTCTCACCTTTTACAATTTTATCAACTTTGTTTTTAGGAAATGTTAATTTAGGTTCATATAACATTTTATGGTTTTGTGTACTCTTAAATGTAGATTGTTTTATTTTATGCTTTTTATTATAAGCAAACACAAAAGAGTTCACATTAACATTAAATGAAAATTCATCTCCTCCACCCAATGATTTTGAGTGTTTGATATCAGATAGAAAAACATTTACATCAAAACTGAATATCATATCCCTTTCTTTAGTATGAAACTCAGTATTAAATCCAGCGTATGATGGATTCCCAACATTTTTATCAGGAATCTCTTTAGTTAAAGTATATATAATATCTTTTCCTGATAAATCACTAAAATATTTAATGAAATTATTAGGGTTGAATCTTGTGTGTAGATAATCTTTAACCATTTTTGCTAATTCTTGATACTCTTTTGCTACTCTCTTGTAATCCGATACTTTTGATATATCATTCTTAAAATTCTTCAATGAAGAATAAGCATCGGTGACTCTTTTCATTTCTTCTTCATCACCACCTAAATCAGGATGATGAAGTTTAGATTTCTCTCTGTATCTTTTCTTTAACAAATCAATAGTAAAATCATCCCTACTGATACCAAAATAACGCAGAGCGTCATCAACTGACATTTCATTTAAAAAATTAATTAGTCGGCTCATTTTATTCTCCTATATAAGAAATTATTTCAAATCTTCCACTTTCCATTTTATAATAAGACAATTGTAAGTTGGCGTTAGGTATTACTGGATGACAACCACGATTGTCCTTCTTCCATGTCCAACCCAAGTCAAAATGTACCTGTTCTGTCTTATTTATACCACCAGTTAAAAATCCTTCCCAAGGTCTTCCATCTTCTTGTATCACAATAATATCATACTTTTTTAAAACATTAAAAATTTCATCTAATGGAATCTTATCAAAATAAGTTGGTTTAATAACTATTGAAATATCTTTGTTTATTTTTCGTTTAATGTTTGCAGGTATGGCCTGTGCCTTTTCCATTCTTCCCTCATTCAAATATTTTTCAATTCTCTCTATAATATTCATAATTTCTCCATTATAATCCTCTATCCAAAGTCATATTACATATAGCACCTCTGGTTTTCTTGCCATTTAGTACCATATGACCATAGTTTTTATGGTTTTTAAATAATTTTACTACTCAGTTCAATCCATTATTTATCTTATTACACCTGGGATTATCAACTTGTGATGTATCACCGGCCAACACTACTTTAGTGTTTTCTCCCATTCTTGTTAAGATAGTTTTCATAATGTGCCTTGGTATATTCTGAGCTTCATCTATAATCACAAATGAATTTTCAATATTATCACCCCTTAGATAATTAATAGGTAAAAATTCACATCGTCTTGGATTAACTTCAGGCATAACAGCACTTGGGTCTAACCATAATTTATTACAAGGATATGTTTCATGTAACTTTAGTAATATTTTATATAATGAGTTTCAATGTGGAAACATTTTCTCTTCTACTGGACCAGGTAAAAATCCTAAATCTTCACCTATTTCAATAGGATACTTCATTATTACTAATTTACTATACTTCTTTTTCTTAAATACTTGTTCTAATGCTGATGCTAGTGAAATGTAACTCTTACCAGCACCCGCTTTACTTTGTAAAGTAGTAACTAAAATATCATCATTATTCAACAACTCCAATGCTGCTTGTTGGTATATATCCCAGGGTTTAACTTTCCAAGGATTATGTTCATAACTGATGCATTTCTCATTATTATTAAATCATTGAAATAATTTACCTTCTTTTATGTAAAATGAATTATTGGGCTTATTTTCCATTGTCTCATCTACCATACCAGTATAAAGCTCTGAATCTGAATGAAATGGCAGTGATTCCTTAAATGTCTCTGATTCAACACCTTTTATATAAGCCTTTAATCTCAATAAATTATCATTAGTCACCAATACTGGGTCATTATCTGTTAATGTACTCAAAATTTCATCATCATTACATCTAATTTTATTAATATCACCTGTGAAATTTATATATTCCTTACACTCTCAAATTTTTTCAATGGCCTTGAGCACTAGTGGTCTCTTCTGATTGTTTTTAAGTAAATGGTCAAGTTCATTGACTACAGTGATGGGGATATTAATTTGATTTTCATTCCCATTTCTGAGAATTTCAATGGAGGAAGGATTTTCTAACAGAACATTAGTGTCGAGATGGTAATTTTTTAGCATTTAGTCTCCTTTATGAATAGTGTTATGTAACTATTTATATAAAAGAAGGATAAATGTTTATGTGGGTTTTCCTTGCTCTAATTCCTTTGGGTTACCACCCTGATTCAAATATTTTAATAAACTTTCTCTATCAGTAACTAAAATGTTATTAGTAGTATTACTTTGCTGTCCATTTTCCAACTGCAACTTTTGCTTATAGAAATACTCTTTAATTTCCAGTTCCTTGTCTTTCTGGTCTAATTCACGGTCACGTTGTTTGAGTCTAACCTGTTTCATCTCATCATTGAAATTTTTAGAGTAATTATCAACCATAGAATTAGTAGCTGTAATTAGTGTATTAAGTATCTGATTACCTACTTCCATCATTCTTGCACTCATATTACCATTAACAGATTCACGTTCTACCATATCCAGGAACACACCTGCTTTCTCTATTACGGTTGATAATACATTATCAGGATTGGGCACTTCCTTGGCCTTATTCAATACTTCCCTAAATGTTTCAATAGGGATATCTTCTATAGGTAAATCCAATTCTTCTGCTAAAGATTTTCTATCTAATTCAGACATACTACACCTTTTCAATAATTAATTTATTTTTCTCTACAAAGTATTTATAATTATTTTTATTACATAGAATAATGGGCTTAATTCTAAACTTGGTATGTAATTTAATACGGGGTGGTTGGTATTTTTTGATAAATCTTGTCATTATCTCATCAAAAATTTCCATAAATTTATAGTAATTAACTCTATTATTGTCTAATTCATAAAAGAATTTCCATCCACTGGGCCTATATTCCCCATATACAGCAATGTTATTCCCATTAATATCACCATACGCATTAAATCTTTCGGTATCATTAATAAACGCTTGTACTTGCATAATCACTCCTTTGTTAAAGTTAAATATAATATACTAAAATGATTGTCAAATGTCAATTAAAAAAAATTTAAATAATTAAAAATAATTGGTTTACAAATCCCATTTTTTAGTTTATCCTATCGTAAGAACGAGGGGGATCAATATAAGATCTGGATCGATCTAGATCGATCCCAATGCTTCCCTCGCCTCGCTCTTAAAGGATAAACTAAAAAATGGGATTTGTAAACTAAAATTCCAAAATTTTTTTTAAAAAATGAAAATTTTTTTATTCAGTTTACATAGGTACTCCAATGGGTTACCTTTGAATTAAATCATTTAATAAGGAGAATTTTTAATGCAGGTTAAATTATTATATTGCACTCCATTGCATTTAGTTATTAATGGAATACGCACGTGCTGGAAGTCCAATGATAAATCAGATGGACTTGGCCCCAAGGATATGGAATTAATGAAGAAAATTATTAACTTTGGTCATACCTCCACATTGGAACACTCATTAATAAATTATGAGATTAATGGTGTGTCAAGGGCATTACTACAGGAAACCAGCAGACATAGGATTGGTGTTAGTCCATCAGTGGAGTCAACACGTTACACATTTAAGAGAATACTTAATGGGGAGCAGGATATTGCATCCACTTTAGTATCCAGTGGCGACCCTGATATAGACCAAGCAAATATTGAGCATATGGAAAGAATCAAGAGTATAGTTAATAGTAAAGGATTACGAAATGATACAGCTAAGTATGGTATAGTGGAAGCATACAAGACAAATTTAATCCTTTCATTTAATTTACGTTCATTAATGCATTTCTATAGTTTACGTAATAGTAAAAAGGCATTAAAAGAGATTAGACATTTAGCGATAGAAATGATAAATATATTACCAGAAGATTATAAACAATTTATCATAGGAGAAGAATAATGCGATTAGTGGAACACTTGAATAAGGAAAGAACATTACTTACTGAGGCAGGACTATCCAGGATTGTCCAGAAAGTTAAACAGGAAAATAAAGATTTTGCTGTAATTACTGCTTATAGGTATGAATTTGATAAGCAAGAGAATATCAAACGTAACAGGCAGTTAAGACAAGAGTTTAATAGTAGGAAAATGGGAGTATATCAGTTAGTTGGTCATTGGCAGGAGTGTCAGTTGCCAGGTGTAGAATATGAAAATTGTCCCAAAGACCAACTCATTGATGTGGTTGAGAGGTCTTATTTGGTAATTAGACCTGATGAAATGGAATACAAACATTTTTCAGACCTTATATTAATGTTAGTAAAGAGATTTGACCAGGATGGTGCTCTAATAAGTAAGGATGGTTCAATAAATTTAATAGAAAAAAATGGTTCTATTATGAGTATTGGTTTAGGTATGGCACTTAATAAAATATCACAGGCATATAGCCAGCACGTGAAGAAAATGAATATTCCTTTTGTATTTGAAGCAGTTGTACCAGTGACCAATTTTGGTAAACAATTATTCAAGAATAAAGGATTGTTATATCCTTTAGTGGAGAAAAATGAAATCAGATTAATGGAGGAATAATGAGTATCAAGAAATTTTTAAATGAAAGAAGTGTTAGCACAGTGGCTATGTGGATTAGTCCACAAGGAGAGGTCACTGCTTCTCAAAATTCACATATAGATGCTATCATTAAGTACCCTGAAAAGTTTGGGTTTACTTTTGAAAGGATTAAGGATGTTTATAGTAGATTTAATGAACCAGTAGGACACGAGGGTAAAGCTAGAGAAGAGATTATCAAATTAGTGGTAAGAAAGAAATTTATACGTATCAGAAAATATCCTAGTAAATTTTGGTCCGTAAATGTATTCCATTTGAGTTTACTTAACAAAAATCATCTTGTAGATTGGGCTAAGAAAATGACTACTACAGGCATAGATGGATATAAAGAAAATGATAAGCATATACCTGTAGTGATTACAGATTTAGGTAGAGGTCACAAGGAAACTACTATTGGTAAATTAGCTGAGGGTAACTTGCTAGAGGGTTTACAACAGGAATATTATATAGTAGAAAAGCATGTAAGTGAATGGGATGATTTTGTTGAGGAAGATTCATATAATGGAATTTTTAATGGGAGATTAAAAAATCCTGTTTACAAAATATAAATAGAGATATATACTACAGTACATTACAGTGACTATCACAGTAAAAAATACAAAATGGAGGATTACAGAATGAGCAAATGGATTAAAGGAAAACAGGAACTATTTGAGAAGTTTAAGGAGCAGAAGAAAAAGGAAGTAGAGAGCCAGCCAGCAGGACCAAGAAGGTCTGATATTACTTGGAAAACACCTGAAAAAGGAACTATAGAAAAACCCAAGAATTATCAGGGAAGACTGCTTATGGACCCAAATGATGAGTTTTATAAATCATATGGTTATCATATGTATAAGAAAACTGATGGTAAATGGGCATTCGCGCTTTGTCCTAAAACTTATGGAATGGAGAATTATTGTCCTGTATGTGCTGCTGTTACAAGATTATATAAGGGCAATAAGGATGATAAAAAACTGGCATATCAGTATAAGAGAAAGACCAAACACATTGTTAATTTTTACATCATTAAAGACCCAAGAGACGTAGAGGCAGAATCAGAAGATGAAAAAAATACAGGTAAAGTATTGGTCTATGATTGTCCTACCAAAATAGAATCTAAGATTAGACAGGAAATGGGTGGTGATGAATACTCCGCTGGTATCAAAATATTTGACCCAGGCAAGGATGGATATGACTTCATTGTATCAGTAACCGCTACTAAACCTCAAGATGATGGTAAGGTATGGCCTGATTATTCAAATTCAAAATTTGTGCCAGCAAATAAACCACTTGGAACAGATGAAGAGATTGAAAAGATTATGGAGCAACGCCATAGTCTGGAAGAGTATATTAAGGTAATGGAAAGAACAGATGAAGAATTGTTACAGATGGTCAAAGATGAAATGCTCTATGAATTGATTGAGCAGGACTATAGTAACACTTCACCATCACCAAGGACACCTACATTGGATAAAAAAGAGGATATGGATGATGTTCCTTGGAAAGATGATAATACTGAAAAGGCCGAACCAGTAGAAGAGAAGAAATCTGATATAAGTGATCAAGATTTACTCAAAGATTTAGAGGGTTTATAAGTCTTTAGAATAATTACATAAAATAATTAAAGGGGATTGTTGATTTAGATTGACAATCCCTTTTCTTTTTGGTATAAAGGATTTAGTTAAACGGGAGGAATTATATGAATAATGGATGGTGGTTACTAACAGTGATAACAGCTGTATTGGCAACATTGAAAATAACTGGTAATATAGCCTTATCTTGGCTGTGGGTATTTGCACCTATATGGATACCATTTTCAGTAGGATTTGTACTTTTTGTAATATTAACGGCTTGTTTCATTTCTTATAATAAACAAAAGAAACAGAAAGAAAAAGATGAAAAGGAGAATTAAAATGTCAAAAGATTTGTTAGATTGCCCATTTTGTGGTAAACTAGCTGAGATTGTTGAATTTAAAGATTATGGATGCACGTCAACTTATGTGTACTATGATGTAGGATGTGATACAGATGACTGCTTTGCAGTCAGAAGAGAAGAAAATTACTATAAAACAGCGGCTGAAGCTAAAGAGGAGTGGAATAAAAGACCGACCCATACTGTATAAAAAAGGAAGGTGAAAGATGAGGGTAGCAGTAAATAAGGAAAATAATATCAACACGGGCGATTACTCTAGTGTAAGAAATGGGGTACAGTTGGAAATTGATAATGTTTTAGTTAGTGATTTTTACAAGGTACAGAAGTTACTCAGACATATATCTTATCAAATATATTGCTTGAATGTTGTAGGTGATTTGGAAGATATGACCAATATCACTAAAAGCAAGAAAGAGGTTAAGGAATTTTTTCAATTCCTTTCTGAAAATAAGGAAAGTATAGAAAGGGACCTTAATATAAATATATTGGAATTGGAAAAAATGGGGTATGATATATAGGAGATAATTTTATGACAAGATTTAAAGAATGATTAATGGAAAAGGAAAAAGGACTGGATGCTTGGGATGATGAGTCCTTAGAGAAATTTGCTAAAACTATTGGAAAAGANCCAAAGGAGAAGGGGTTTTTTGATGCTTGTGTGAAAAGAATGTCAAAACACTTTTCAGAAGAAGACGCAAAGGGATTTTGTGCTAAAGTAAAAGACAAAGGATGGGATACCACTCTTTGGAGAGGTAAGGACAAAACAAAGAAGGAAGTTGAGAAGTTGAAGAAAGAAGAGGATTAATAATTATGGGGGCGAAATAGAATCGACAGAGGTATGAAAAATAGAGTTTCAGGCCGTGGACGCTTATAACACGTTAAATTGAGCACCTTAAAAGTAACCGGAAACACTACTAATTACGCAATGGCCGCTTAGGTCGGTTGCCGGGATTTATGACTACTCCTGTTAATCATAAATTTTGTCATAACCAACAGGATAGTTAAAGTAAGGGTTGAACTTCCTTTTACCTTATTTTAATGAAACACAAATATTGGAAGTTTGTTGACTTAAGCCTGTATCAGGATAGTTAAAGTAAGGGTTGAACTTCCTTTTACCTTATTTTAATGAAACACAAATATTGGAAGTTTGTTGACTTAAGCCTGTATAAAAACTTTATTCTAGTATCTGTGGACGCCGGGAGCATTACCCGGCCGCCTCCACCATACAAAACAAAGGAGTAATTAAAAATGAAAAATTGTAGTTTAACAGAAAGTTATATAAACTCAAGGCTTATGGGATTTGATAAAGATGAGACCATTAAATGCCTAAATAATGACTTTGCCAATAAATGCACTAAAGAAATAAACCAGCCACCAGAAATAGTAAGGTCAGATTATGATGAAGAATTTTATGGAATTGATTTTGACTGGGACTATACACTTTGTCCACCAATGTTTATGGATTCTGATATTTTATATGAAATGAATTTACATACTATAGGAGTTATTGATTTTTTAAAAGATAATTTTCCTGAAAAGAAAATTTATAAGGTTACAGGACCAAGTATAATTTATAATTATAAACCATATGAGATGAAAACTTTTAAACTTGTAACAGAAAATAAATTTAAAGAATTTGCTGATTATATCGCTAATTGTCCTATTGTGTTCATTTATCGTTATATGATAAAATTTATGCCTAAAGAAGAGCATAGAATAAGATTTGGATATGTAACACTGGAGGATATTAATGAAAATAGCGTTTAGTGGTTCACATGGTACAGGTAAAACAAGTTCTGTTTATAAAGAAGCATCAAAACAAAAGTTATTAAATAAAGGTGATGTTGCTGTTATTACAGAGATAGCAAGGCAGTGTCCTTTGCCTATTAATGAGAAAACAACAAAGAAATCCCAGTTATGGATGTTTTCTGATCAACTAAAAACTGAAATTGATTATCAAATAAATTATGACTATATAATCTGTGATAGAAGTATTGTTGATTATTGTGCATATGCTTATTTTTCTGATAAATACGCTTTTAAGAATATGTACCAAGGAATGTGGCATATTTGTTACTCTTTTATTGATACATATGATAAAATTTATTTCAAAACAATTAAAAATAATCAATACTTAGTAGATGATGGTGTAAGAAGTCTTGATTTCAAATTCCAGCAAGATGTTGAGGATAAGTTAATAGAAATTTATAATACCTTAAATTATAATAAATTGGAGTATATTTAATGGGCAATGAATTTTATGAAAAACTAAAAGACCAAAAATCTTGTCCTGATGAGTATAGTAAAACAGTAGATAAACATTTCTGGGAATTGTTTGATAAACCAAAATGTTCTTGTCCTTGTTGTATAAAACTTGGGCCATCTGAGCCTAAAGGGCTTGAAGAAGAAGAAAAAAGAAATATAAAACGATTAGCAGAAAAAGTTGAAAAACTTTCAATGGCTAAATGGAAAGAATTAAATTTACCTAAGTTTATTAAAAACTTGGATGAAAATGATGAGTAAATCAGCAAAGGGCGGACAATGAGAAAGAAATATTTGTAAGTATCTTTCAAAATGGATAAATGGTTCTGAAAAGCCTTATGTATTTTGAAGAGGACGTGGGTCTGGAGCAATGTTCACTAATAGTAATGAAATTGGTGAGTCCTTTTCTGGTGATATTTATTGTGTAAGACCTGAAGGTAAATTTTTATTAGATAAATTCAGTATTGAATGCAAGAATGGGTATAGTGGTACTTCATTAGACAAACACCTGAAAAACAATAAAAATGATACATTAAAAGATTTTTGGACTCAAGCGGTAGATGATGCTGTAAAGTCTGATAAATTACCTATGCTCATATTTAAGAAAAAGGGGTCACCATCACCTTGAGTAGGAATTTCTCAAATTTCTTTTAATAATTATGATAAATATTTGAATGATTTAAAATTCGTGCATCTCAGATGGGGCAAGGAACTTATGGATTGTTATCTATTTGAAATGAAAGAATTTTTTAAGGTTATTACACCAGTTATAGTAGAGGGCAAAAATGAGATTTAATTTAGTAAAAAGGCAACTTGGGGATTTCATCATAATGCTTTTATTTGATTCAGCATTTGATGATGAATTTTTACAGGACAATGAATTATATAGAACATTGATAGATGAAATGGCATCTAAGGGACTACAATCCAGGGCATTTAAGGCATTTTTCAAAGTGGACGGACAGGTTAGGGCTAGATATAAAATGTTCAGGGATGCTTATGAAAAGGATGGTAGACGAGTGTCCATTGAATTATTTGATGATTTAACAGAACAGGAAGATTTTTATAAGGAACTTATTACAGAAGTGGTAAAGAGAGTTACAGGCAAGGAAGAACCTAATCCTGAAAAATTACAAAGTTTACAAGAAGATATACTTAATGATATAATGGGAGAAATGAACGAAAAGGAGGAATAAAATTTGTATATTATAAGTGGTAGAGGCAATCCATTATTAACAGAAGATATAGTAAATTACATTTCCAGAGAGAAATCCCACCCGGTTACACAAGTCAAAGTATTATCTGATAAATTTTCAGATGGTGAATTAAGAGTAGAAATTCAAGAAAACCTTAGAGGTAAGGATGTTTATGTAGTGCAGTCACTATCTAATCCTGCTAATGAGTATATAATGGAACTGATGCTTATATTAGATGCATTAAGTAGGAGTGATGTTAAGTCCATAACACTTGTCATTTCTTATTATGGGTATGCTAGACAAGATAAAAAAGTTATTCCAAGGTCTCCAATATCAGCGAAAATATTAGCATCTATGTTGGAACTATACCATCCTAATAGACTAATCACTATTGATTTACACGCCCCACAAATACAGGGATTTTTTAGTATTCCTGTAGATAATTTATATGGTAGTATTGCTTTCATTCCTCATATGAAAAAACATACCAATGGTTTAGTATCTGTTTCTCCCGACGGTGGTGGAGTAGAGAGGGCAAGTTATTATGCAAAAAGACTTGATTGTGGATTGGCATTTTGTTACAAACATAGAAATAAACCAAATGAAATTGCTGAAATGAGATTGATTGGTGAAGTAAAAGGAAAGGATTGTTTACTCGTTGATGATATGTGTGATACAGGAAGCACGCTGGTAAAAGCTTCTGATATATTACTGGAAAATGGCGCTAAGAGTGTTCACGCATATATAACCCACGGTGTTTTTAGTGGTAATGCAGTTGAAAATCTTTCAAATAGTTCTTTACAAACCATCAATATAACTGATACAATACTCCCATCAATAGAGGTAATGAAGAATAATAAGTTTAAGATGATTTCCATTGCACCATTGTTAGGACAGGCATTGATTAACATTAATAATGGTGATAGTGTGTCAAAATTGTTTAATTAAAAAGGTGAGTAAATGAAATTTGTTAGAAAGTTGTTAAATAAAATAGGACTGGACTTTTACAGTGAAACACAATTAGCTAAAAATAACGCTGATATGTATAATAAGAAAAGTTGGAGATTAGAATGTGAGAATATGCAACAAAGAGAACACATTGATTATCTTTATAAAAAGAACAAAGAAATACTATTCCCACATATCAAAGGTGTAAATTTTTACAAAAGTCCTGACATTAGTGTTTATGACCGAATAGAACCATCAAAAATAAGATTACCTTTAGAGCCCATACAAATAGGGATATCTTTTGTTCCCACAAGACAGGAATTTATTATAATGGATAATGAAGTATCAAAAAACAATGCATCTATAATGTCAGATTTTTATTGTGAAAAAATAAAACATGAAATTGACAGTTACATTGATAATAAAATTAGACCTTTTATTATGAAACAAATGAGGAATAAAAATGTATAGTTTGTTAGTTGATTTGAATAATTTGTGGATGCGTAACTCCTTTCATAAAGAGGTAATGATAACCTCACAGTATCCTGAATATACACTAATAAAGTATTTTGTATTTGACCAAATTTATTGGGCTATACATAATATGAGAAAAAATGGATATGAAGTAAATGAGGTTATTTTAGCAGCTGATAGTAAGGACAGTTGGAGAAAAGTTTATTTTCCCAGATACAAGGAGTCCAGGGCCAAAAAGAGAAAGGACGATGTTGACTGGGATGCCTTGTTTAATCATTACAAGATTTTACAGAAGGATATCAGACACGGTATTCCTTTTAAATCATTGGCCACTTCCAGGTGTGAAGGTGATGATATAATTGGTGTTTTATGTTTACATAGACCAGAGAAAAATTATATAATTATTTCAACAGATAGTGATTTTAAGCAACTATTGGATAGAGATAATGTTAAAGTATATAATCCAACAACAAAAGAATTTCTAACCAGTGATGATGTACAAGCATTTAAAAATTCATTATATTTNAANGGCCAATCCAAGGATGATATTTTTAATGTCAAAACTCCCAATGATTACCCAGCGGGGCTGAGAAAGCCACCCTTAGGGGATAAAAATGTGGAAAAAATACTAAAAGAGGGACTGGAATCATTTTTAGACAAAAAAATAAAGATAAATAAAAAGTATTCTGATGAAGATGGTCAAGAAAAGGTTTATAAAGCTGAGTTTTATCCAAGGGAACTTTATGAAAGAAATCAGGTACTTATAGATTTCAATAAAATCCCTAAGGTGTTGATAGATGCAGTATTGAAGGAGTATGATGAATATGTTTTACCAGATAGTGATAGAATTTATACTTTTTTCAATAAGCAAGGCTGGAAATCTTATCTTGATGAATTTGAAATAACAGAAAACACATTACTAAAATTATTTTAGGGAGGTTTTAACTGCTTATGAAAATCCGACAAAATCAAAAGAAATCGGTTAAAATCACTTGCTTTTTAACTCAAAATGTAGTATATTGGAGGTATGAAATATGAAAGTCATAAGAGTAACGAAAGACTATTACTAGACAGAGGATGAGAAGGTTTATTTTTTCAAGCCTTTGGAAAAAGAAATATCTGTTGAGGATATGCAGAAGATTGTGGATGCTAACGAAAAACTAATTAAGGAATTGAAAGATGGAAATAAATAAAATCTACAATGAGAACTGCCTTGATACTATGGCAAGGATGCCAGATGGATTTATTGACCTCACAGTAACAAGTCCACCTTATGACAATTTAAGGGATTACAAAGGATATAGTTTTCCTTTTGAAGATATTGCAAAAGAACTATATAGAGTAACAAAAGAAGGTGGTGTTTTGGTTTGGGTTATAGGTGATGAAACTAAAAACTTTTGCGAAAGTATGACTTCATTTAAACAGGCAATGTATTTGAAAGAATTAGGTTTTAACTTGCTTGATACAATGATTTATTACAAACAAAATTATGCACCTGCTTACCCAACACTAAGAAGATATGCTAATCAATTTGAGTATATGTTTGTATTTAGCAAAGGGAAACCGAAAACTTTTAATCCGATACAAAAAGAAAAAGTAAGAAATAAGGAAGAAAGGGTTGCATACAGACAAAAAGACGGAACATTAAAACGAAAAGTAAAAGAAAAAGGGAGGGAAACAAAGGATGCAAGTAATGTTTGGGAATTTGCTGTTGGTGGTAATTTAACTGGTCATCCCGCAGTTTTTCCTTTACAATTAGCAACCGACCATATTTTAAGTTGGAGTAATGAAGGTGATTTAGTTTATGATTGCTTTATGGGTAGCGGAACTGTTGCAAAAATGGCAATTATAAATAAAAGAAACTGGATTGGAAGTGAAATATCCAAAGAATACTGTGAAATTGCAGAGAAGCGAATAAATGAAAATATATAAAATCACAGGAGTAAGCGAATATCTTAAATTTAATGCTTATAGACCTGAACCAGTAGGAGTATTTTAAATGTACAAAATTGTGAATTATACAAGATGGTGGAGTTATGAAAATGTGTTTACTTCATTCAAGGACGCGTTCAATATTTATGAATTACTTGGATTTGAAACTGACCCTGATACACTAATTATTGTTTATGATGATAACAATGAACAGGTGGTATATGACCCCAGTTGGATACAGGAAGGTGAAGGATGTTGGATACAATAATTTTTAATGATAAGGGTTCCAATACTGTACTTTTAAAAATAAAAGACGGGATGGTAACAGATATAGAGGAGGTAGAAATTGATAG